GATGACGAGAGCCTTGACCCGTCAATGCAGCGTCTTGAGGTATATGAGTGCTATATCTACCTTGACGTTAATGATGATGGCATTGCAGAGCTGCGCCGTATTGTCTATTGCGGCAGTGAGCTTCTTAGTGATGAGGAAACAGACGTAATACCATTCCATGCTATCTGTCCTATTCCTATTCCTCACAAGTTCTTTGGTCAGTCACTTGCTGATCGCACTATGGACATCCAGCTAATCAAGTCTACGGTAACTCGTCAGATGCTTGATAACATTTATCTCACGAACAATGCTCGAATGGGAGTCGTAGACGGACAGGCAAACATTGATGATTGTTTAAATGCTACGCCAGGTGGGATTATTCGCTTAAAAAATCCTAATGCTATTATTCCTATTCAAGTGCCTAGCGTTACGGCTCAAGCCTTCCCAATTCTGGAATATATGGATGGCGTGCAAGCCAAGCGTACAGGTGTATCTGACGCGCAACAAGGCTTGAATCCTGACATTCTGAGCAATGTAACGGCTGCTGCGGTAGCTGCAATGACACAGGCCAGCACTGGCAAACTAGAGTTGATTGCCCGTATCTTTGCTGAGACAGGCGTTAAATCGCTGTTCCAAGGGATTCTTGGCTTGGTTGGCAAGTATCAGGACAAGCCACGTATGCTGCGTATGGCTGGCAAGTATGTGCCATTTGACCCGCGTAGTTGGGCTAATCAGTTTGACGTATCTATTAATGTTGGCCTTGGCTCTGGTAATCGTGAGCAGCAATTGGCTATGTTGCAAATGGTGCTGCAAAAGCAAGAGCAGATATTGCAGCAGTATGGCCCTGGCAATCCATTGGTAACTGTTGGTCAGTACCGCAACACGCTGGCTAAGTTCATTGAGGCTGCTGGCTTCAAAGACGCTGACCAGTTCATGAACCAGATCACGCCTGAGATTGAAGCGCAACTGGCTGCTCCTAAGCCACCACCACCTGATTCGCAAGCTGAGTTCGCTAAGATGATGGCGCAGGTTGAGCAGGAAAAAGCACAGGTAGCCCGTGAGAAAACGCAGGCTATGTCGCAGATTGATGCGGCTAAGTTGCAGCTAGACCGTCAAAACCTTGAGGCTAATTATGCCCAAAAAGGTATAGAGATGGCTATGAAGAACCAGAAAGACCAACAAGAATTGAAGCTGAAAGAGGCTGAGTTAGCTGTTAAGCAACTGCAAGCTATCCTAGCGATGGACATTGCTGACGAAGATAGCCGTACACGACAGGCTGACATTGTTCTTAAAGCAATTAAAGAGATTGGGAACATTACACGATGAACAAAGCAGATTGGGCTAATAACCTGACACTTGATCCTAACTGGCAAGAGCTTATATCAGAACTGAGATCAACAGAGTTAGCTAAGTTTACTAATAGCGATTATCTCGATGTAGAGGCCAGAGAACAGGCTTACATTCGATTGAGAACGATAGAGAGCATTACCGACCACTTGGAAGGCTTGAAGGCTCAGAAAGCTATTGACAAGAAGCGTTGGAAGATTTTGTAGTCTGTCATGGCAGTTCCATGTAAAATTAAGGAAATAACAACATGAGCGAAACGACTAGCGCGACACCGGAATCCGGTAGCGGAGAGTTGACAGTAAACGATGCGGCTAACGCTTTCATGGGTTTAATGGGTAGTGACGAAGGCTCCGACGAAGGACAACCAGAAGCACAGGCTCAATCCGATGAGGACGAAAGCGAAGAACCAGAGGAAGAATCTAGCGATGATTCTGAAGGTGAAGAACAGGAAGATAGCGAACAAGAAGAACAGGAACGTACCTACCGTGTGAAGGCTGCCGGTGAAGAAAAGGACGTTACCCTTGACGAGCTTGTTAAGAATTATCAACTTGGCGCTGACTATACGAAAAAATCGCAAGCTGTAGCTGAAGATCGTAAGGCTATTCAGGCCGAATACCATGCGATTCAAGAGGCGAAGCAACTGAGAGATCAGTATGCACAGCAACTCCAGGTGATTGAGCAGATGCTTTCACGTGGGGAAGAACCAGAGAATCTTGACTACTTGAAGGAAACCGATCCAATCGGTTACGCCGTTAAGGTAGCGGAACTCTCACAGAAGGAGAAACAACTTTCTCAAGTACGCGCTCAACAGAATCAAATTAGAGCGCAACAAGAGCAAGACAGGCAGCAATGGATGTCTAACCTAGTCCGGCAAGAATCGGAAAAGTTAGCAACTGTGTTACCTGATTATGTTGATCCTGAAAAGGGTGAGTCACTGAGAAAGTCAGTGCGCTCATACGGTAAAGAGTTAGGGTTTTCAGATGAGGAATTGGCAAGCGTTGTTGATTCTCGTCACGTTATTACGTTATACAAGGCTATGCAGTACGACAAGCTACAAGCGTCGAAGCCTGGTATCAATAAGAAACTAGCTGAAGCCCCGAAAGTTATGAAGTCGGGAGTCTCGCAGTCTCGTGATACCAATAACGAGCAGTATAAGAAACAGAAAGCTAAGGCTAGGTCTACCGGAAGGGTAGCTGACGCTGCGGCACTATTTGAACGGTTTATTTAAAGGAAATTATCATGCCTACATATCAAACATTTACCGCTATCGGTATGCGCGAGGACTTGTCCGACATCATCTATAACATCTCTCCTACTGAGACTCCAATCATGTCGTCGATTGGTCGCACCAAAGCTACTGCTGTTTACCACGAGTGGCAGACTGACTCGCTGGCCGCTGCTACCACTGCTAATGCCGCAGTCGAGGGTGCAGATGCAACGTCTGCAACGATGGCTCCTACGACCCGCGTTGGTAACTATACGCAGATCGTGCAAAAGACTGTCCAAGTTTCCGGCACTCTGGAGACTGTCAACAAAGCAGGCCGTAAGTCTGAGAAGGCTTATCAACTGTCGAAGGCTTCGCAAGAACTAAAGCGTGATCTGGAAACCATCATCACTGCTAACCAAGGCAAGTCGGCTGGTACGTCTACGGTTGCTCGCACCATGGGTTCGCTGCTGTCGTGGATCAAGACTAACTCGTCGCAAGGTAGTGGTGGTTCGGCTCCTGCAACTTCCGGTACTTCGACCCGTACTGATGGTACGCAGCGTACTGCTACCGAAGCACTGCTCAAGACTGTTATCGCTTCGATCTTTGATGCGGGTGGCAATCCTAAAGCTGTGTTCGTTGGCTCGGCTGGTAAGCAGAAGATGTCGACGTTTGCTGGTATCGCTGTCAATCGTTATCAGATCACCAAGCCTGAGGCTGGCGTGATTATCGGTGCTGCTGACATTTATCAGTCTGACTTTGGTCAACTGTCTATCGTGCCTGATCGTTTCATGCGTAATCGCGATATGCTGATTCTTGATCCTGAGTACGCTGCTATGGCTTTCCTGCGCCCATTCATGACTAATGAGCTGGCTAAGGCAGGCGATAGTGATAAAACTCAAATTTTGGCGGAGGTAACACTAGAGGTAAAAAACGAGGCTGCTCACGGTATTGTGGCTGACTTGGACTTCTCGCTGTAATGAAACTAGCCCCTGACTTCGGTTGGGGGCTTTTTATAAAGACTAATGACAAACTTTCGACATCAAAAAGTTCATGCAGATGGTGATGGCGGTATTATCATCGAGACTAACCAAGACATTAGCGATATTCTCGCTAGGAACAAGGTACTCCAAGAGGTAGATAAGGCTAGGACAGGCGCGACAGATGACTTGCATTTGATTGGTTCCATACCGTTTACAGCGATTGATAAGCTAAACACTATGGGCATCATGCGAGGATTTGCGATTATGGATGACAAGGCATTTAGAAGTTGGCTGAATCATCCTGACCAAGCTGGTTTAAAAATCTATCGGGGGACTGTATGAGAGTTGGCGTTTGTGTACCATGTCGTGATGAGGTTCATACTGGGTTTGCATTTGATTTTGCCCGTATGTGTGCGCATGATGCTTCAGTTAGATGCAAGGACGGTAAGGGCGGTTTAAGCCTTTATACGATGCCAGGCACGTTGATATTCGACCAGCGTGAGAAGTTGGCGCTAGTGGCTTTAAAAGAGGGCTGTGACGCTGTTCTGTTTATTGATAGCGACATGAGGTTCCCACATGATTTGATTACGATTATGTTGAGCCGTGAGGTTGACATAGTTGGCGTGAACGCAGTGACAAGACGTAGACCATCATTTCCTACCGCTAAGTTATTGGTTAAGAGTGAGGATGAGAAGGGTATCAGGCATCATTGGTCTAACGTGGATTCACGTGGTAAAGAAGGTATTGAGGTCGTTACTGCTGTTGGATTTGGTGCGGTACTGATCCGTAAGAAAGTATTTGAAACACTGACAGCGCCGTGGTTTGACGCTGGATGGGGGCCAACAGGTGTTGTGGGTGAAGATGTGTTCTTCTGTGTAAAAGCTGGTGATGCAGGTATTGATACCTATGTTGATCATGAGCTTTCAATGCACATTAAACACGTTGGCACACATGAATACAGTTGGGACGATGTAGATGATAAAGCCTTGAGGGGCGATAATGGCACTGACTAGCTACTCTGAATTAACTAGCACCATCTCCAGCTATCTAGCTCGTAGTGACTTAGATAGCATTATTCCCACGTTTGTAGCTCTTGCAGAGCAGCGTTTGCGTAGAGAGTTGCGTATTCGTCAGATGCTAGTAACTGCCCAGGCTACTACTACAGGTGGTGATTCTACTGTTGGCTTGCCTAGTGATTACTTAGAGATGCGTGATATTCATATTGCTGCTAATCCCAATGGTGTTCTTGTTTACGATACGCCTAATCTGTTTTATAAAAAGACCATCTCGACAGAATCAGGCCAGCCTAAACGCTACACGGTACTAGCTTCTGAGTTGCAATTAGGGCCAGTACCTGATGGTGCTTATGTCCTGCAAATGCTGTACTACTCGCAACCTGCCTTTCTAAGCTCAACTAACGCAAGTAATACATTCTTAGCTTACTGCCCTGATGCGCTGCTTTACGCTGCTTTGGGTGAGGCTGAACCGTATTTGATGAATGATGCAAGGTTGCAAACTTGGGGTATGTTGTACGAAAGAGCTATTGCAGCTATTAACGTCGCAGATGATTCTGGCGAATACAGTGGACAACCAATGTCCATGTCTTTTAATTAAGGAAATATTATGGCTGAAATGTCTAATTATTTAGAGAATGCGTTAATTAACGGTACTCTACGTGCAACCAGCTATACGGCTCCTACGACTGTTTACGTTGGTTTGTACACTACTGATCCTACTGATGCGAATACAGGCACAGAAGTCTCTGGTGGCTCTTATGCCCGTACTTCGGCTACCTTTGGCGCTCCTAGTAATGGTGTAACTACTAATAGTGCAGCAGTAACATTTCCTACTGCTACAGGTACGTGGGGAACTGTTGGCTGGATCGGTATCCTTGATGCTGCTACCAGCGGCAACTTGCTTTACCATAC